CAACGGATGGGGCAATCAACTGGCCCGTCATGGTGTCGCCGGTCTTTTTGACGGCGTTCACATCATCTGCCGTAGGTTTATTGTTTGGCCCGTAATACTCAACCCAATCTCTCCATGGGCCATTCAAACCATTCCAGCCATTCGTCAGACCACGGACAAACTTTCGTCCGTACCTGAAATCTGTGTATTCCTGCTGGCAACCGTAAGCGCTATGCGTGACAAGCAAAGTCCCGCAGCTGTTTATCGGGTAGTGATTGGCCACGGTTGCATTCGCTTCTACATTCTGGAAATAAACGCCTATCTGTTCGGGAGTGCCCAGGGTGTTCAAGTCAACCGTCAGCGGGTTAGTGTAAACAGGCAATGCGCCAACATCGTTAGCCGTCAATTCAACGTCGCCGTTGGCGTCGGGGTTTTTGTTGTTGACAGTTTTAACCAGGCCCTCTATAGACGTTCCCATTATTTTTTTGATGGCCAGCAATAGCTGATTTTGTTTTTCAGGGTCTGGTGTAAATCCCGCATCCGCCAGGACGTTTATCATTTCCTGCTGAATATCACGAATAGCACCCTGGTTATCATTCATGAAGTCGGCATATAAAATCGTGCCCTCGACGCCGGTAGCTTCGTTACCATCGTGAAATAAATTGTCCGGCGTATTTACCGGCGGCATTAAATTTTGCATATCACGTCTCTTTATAAATGAAATGGCAAAACGTATGAGCAGGCTTTAAGTCTTGAAACATCGCCTCCAGTTGCGCAGTACTCACCTGGTTCTCACTGTGCAGAACGTTGACGCGCCAAATCCATATGGTGTCGCGGGAGTAAAGGCGGTCTCCCATCTGGTTGATGCCGATGCGAAACGGCTGCGGCTCATCGATGGTGATGGTGTAGCCGAGGCTCATGGCCAGGTTGATGAAATACGCCCGGCTCAGACCACCGGTAACGTTGATTTTCGCCTTTATCAGCGTGAGGCGTTCCTGCAGTGATGCGTCCGGGGCTGGGGTCAGCCCCAGGACACGCTCCCAGTCGGGGATAAGCTCGTTTATCTGCAGCGGAACGATACCCAGGGCGACACGCTGGGCGGCATCTTCGGCTTGCTGCAGGGCGTTACCCTCAGCCTCATGCTCTGCCGCAATCTGCGGCCCGTTGGGGTCGTAAGCGTCTGCTGGAAGCAGGATGCCGAGCAGTTCACGGTAATTCATGCGGCAAGGTTCCCGACGTCAAGATTACCCATGCGCACCCACTCGACTACGTCTTCGTTGACCAGCGGTACAACGTTGGCCGCAGGCGTCACAATATCGCAGTCGGTAATGCCCGGAATGGCGGAGATCAAGGCGCCAATCTGGAACAACACCGCCGTTGCGCCGGGAGCCAGCTGCGAGAAGTAGCTGACCAGAGCGTTGTTAATCTGGACTTTGGCATCGGCGAGCGTCAGCCCAGAGAGCGCCACGTTGATGACAAAGTTGGTACTGCGTGGTGTGGGGGCCAGTACCAGACTGTTTTTGGCGGTCACCGGGCGTACGTCATCGATATGCGCCTGTGTGGCGGCGCTGGTCTCCGGAGACGGCAGGTCGTTACCACTGGTGATAACCACGTCTACGGTGCCGAGACCCCGGCGTAGCGGGTAAACGTAGGCCGCCGTGACACCGGGCACTTCCATCGCCCAGCGGTGATAGTCGTATTTGTTGCCGCCCGCAGGTGGTTGGCGGATAAGCTCAAGCAGGCGCGCCAGCAGGGACTCGTCACTCTCGATATCGGTACCGCCGGACATCGATAGCAGGACTGTTTTTGAGCTTATCCCGGATGGTGCCTGCGTTAACGTTGCAGGGGTATTCGCCGGGACGTTGCTGTCGGTGCCTGCTGTGGTGGCTGCTACGGTGACTTTCAGCAGATTATCCGCACCAATAGAGCCGCCGGTCAGCGTGATGCCGGTCTGGCCCTTTCCGTAGCTGAAGGCCAGTCCCGAAGTAACAACCGTTCCCGGTGTACCGGTAAGTTGCATCTGACCACCCGCAGGCGTTGCTGGTTTGGGCGTAATGTTGCGCAGACTGGCATGCATTAGCAGAAAATCATGATCTGCCGTATCGGGGAATATCTGTCGAGCTATCCATTGCTGGTCCTGATATACGCCACGTACAGCACTCGCCACGGAGCTGGCACGCACAAAGAAATCGCTGTCCGGGTTGACGTCGGCTTGTGGCAGCTGGTTTTTAATGTCCCGCAGGATGGTGTCGCGGATGTCGCTGACGCTGGGGATAATATGCGGCATGTAAGCCCCTTTTAAGCGACGCTTACGCGGTGAGTAAATGGCATGATCTGCCCGTTGGACTGCACAACCTCAATCAGCAATATCAGCCAGCCGTTCGCCGGGTGCTGCGCCGTGACTGTAATGCGGCTGGCGCGACCATCATCGAGAATGGGCTGCAGCGCCTGCTCGGCGTACTGACGCGCCAGCGTGCGCACCCGCGCCACGTCTTTCTCACGCTTGAGCAGGTAGAGACGTGAGCCGAGGGTCGGGTCAGCCCACCAGGAGCCTAGCGGCACCGTCAGGCGCAGATAAACCGCGTTCTGCAGCGTGCTGGTCTGGGTTCCGGTGTAGTCGCCGGTTTTGGTGTTGATGAGTGCGTCCATGCCGGTACGGTATGGCATGGACGAAAGGAGAAACAGTTGACGGTTGTCAGTGGGTGCTGTGGGTATATAAGGAGGAAACTATCAGGCGCGGCGCGGCGGGCCTGACGGACCGTCCGGGGTATCGTGAATGTGGTCGTCCGGCAGGTTCGAGGCAATGACTTTGCCTTTCGAGGTGAAATCGCCGGATTGCTGGCTTACATTACCCTCAAATGAGGCACCGTCGCCACCTTTAATGCTCATTCCTCCGTTGCCGTTGATGCTGCCGTCAGCCGTCACCTGCTCGGAGGCCTTTAATTCTGGGGTGGTGAATGTCGCGTTATCCGATGCGTCGACGCTGTATTTTTTGCATTTGACGCGGTACTCGTCGCAGGTAGCCTCAATGATTTTACCGCTCTTCAGAACGACGCTGGCACCTTCATGGTTGTAGATGGCCACCTCGCCGTTCTTCAACCCCTGCAGGCGGTAGGTGCTATTCTCGGTAGCGACAATAACGCTATGCGAGGTGCGACCACCCACCGGTAGCAGGATTGCCATTGTGCCCGCAGGCGGTGCACTGGTGAAGCCGTAGTGCTGAAACAGCTCGATGTTGGGGAGATCTTCTCCAGCCAGCCCCTGAACCTGCGACAACTGCACGCCACCGCCGGTCTCCGTCAGGGTCAGTTTCCCCCTAAATGCCTGGCGAACCCGTGCCAACAGACGGCTGATGCGCTCGTCGATAAGTTTAATATTCATTACGTGACCTCAGTATTGCGGCTTATCGGCAGAGATGATGATAAGCCCTTCATGATGTTTGTGGCGCTTGCGTTTCGGGTAGGCGTCCGGTATCCAGACACCGTCTTCTTTCAGCGTCAGCGTGGTCTTCTCGCCAGCCCCCAGGCTTCCGCCGCTGAAATTGCGCTTCATCAGAAAGAACACCGCATCAAGACCATGCGGCTCACTTACAAGGTGAACACGTTGCCCAGGCGCCCACGGCTGGCCGTTGGGCGCACGTAGCCCTTTGACGATAACCGTCAGCGTAAAGCCTGCCAGCCGGGCGTCGGCCTGTGCTTTGCGGGCGCGGAAATCAACTTCTTGCTGACTCTGCGCGTCGTGCGTAATGATGATTTTTGGCCGATACAGCGCAATCTGCGGGTCGCTGACCGTGGCCCTCATGGCATTCTGACCGTCTTCTTCATCCTGTCCGTGGCACTGGGCCAGCACTGTGGTCTGTGAATAACGACGGGCAATAGACTCATCGTGTATCAGGTCAACGATGTTGTTACCCTTGCCGTCGTAGTGCATCACGAGCGTGCCGACAGGCGGCGTGGTGTAGTCCGGGCCACCAATGACCAGCGTACCGTCGGGGTCAGTCCACGGCCACAGGCCACTGGCTTCTGCCGCCTGCGTCAGCGCGTCCCATGCCGTCATGCCCGGTTCGATAGTCACCTTTGCGCTTGTGAGCGGTTTGGTGGCCGCAATACGAATACGGGTAACGCCGAGTGGCTTGACTATCTTGCTGATAACGTCACTCAGAGACATCTGCAGCTCGGAGAAGATCGGCGCAGAGCAGTCCATAAGTACGGCGTTGGCATCGCGCCCTGACATCATCAGCATGTGGCGCTTTTCGCCAATGCCGTGGCGCAGGGTATCGATACGCCCGGTCATGATGGTATCGCTACCGAGTTTAAGCAGCGCACGGACACCGGCTTTAATGCCCGCCGGGCGTTTGCC